ACACCTATACCTTGGTTTAACAAGCATAGTGATACTAGCAAGAAACAAACTGCACTACAAGAGAACGAATCGACTAATTATGTTATCGGTGTTATGAGTGANGCCGTTGATTACGAGGATTTACCNACACTATGAAAGCAACAGTATGGAGTAAAGATCACTGCCCTTTCTGCGATCAAGCTAAAAACTTGCTCAAAATGAAAGGCATTGAGTTTGAAGAAAAGAAGATTGGATACGGTTATACCAAAGAACAACTTCTAGAAGCAGTGCCAACGGCACGAACAGTTCCTCAGATTTTTTTGGATGACCAATTAATCGGTGGATTTACAGAATTAAGAACACACTTACAAGGATAAAATATGTTAATCGATAAAGGCGTTTCAATAGGCGAAGTTATTACACTAAAACTAACTAGTGGAGAAGAGCTTGTTGCTAAACTAACAGAAGAAAAAGATTCTTATTATAAATTAAGCAGACCAATGGTCATTGCCATGGGAGCCAAGGGCCCCGGACTAATGCCATACTTGTTTACAGTACACCCAGATAAAGAAGTTAAGATTTCTAAAGTTACTGTAACAGTAGCAGAAGCAACAGACGAAACATTTGCTAAACAATTTCTAGAGTCTACTTCTGGAATTAAACTGATATAAATATTTTATGCCAGCAATATCTAGAATTGGAGACAGTGTATCAACTAATCATGGTTGTGACGGATCTACTACTATGGCAGCTGGTTCAGGAAATGTTATTATAAACGGTATTGGTGTTGTAAGAGTGGGCGATATTGACACCGATCATGCATACGGAGGAAAGAACTGTTCAGCTAGACACAGTGTACCTCTCAGCGCCGGTAGCCCAAACGTATTTGCAAACGGTATTGCAATCGGCCGCGTCGGCGACGGGAGCGAAACTCTTGCTTCTGGCAGTCCAAACGTGTTCGCCAATTAACTAGACAAATAATTTTAAGATATTATACTTGTCATAAGTATTCTATACTTGCCTAAAGGAGAAACAAATGGCCCAAAATAAATATTCAGAATTCACAAAAATCGTAGAAGCCATGGAGGGCGACTTTGAAAAGTTTTACGATAAAGAAGTAGGTGCCGCAGGTACTCGTGTTCGTAAACATCTACAAGAGTTAGCCAAACTATGTAAAGAAACTCGTAACGATGTTACCGCAGTTAAAAACGCCCGTAAAGAAGCACCAGCAAAATAATTCATTTATCTTGACATCAATCCAAACTTGTTGTATAATGTAAGTTATATTAACAATTTTGGATTTTTTTATGACTATGCATTTAGAAGGTCCGTGGCTTAGCACCACAGGTAAACGTAAAGGCAAGAAAAAGTTCGCTTCAGCTGAACACGCTAGAAAGGCCCGTGAATTGGACGAATCTTGGAAAGAACTACAAAAGAAATGGGCTGTTGAAGTAGAGGACAAAAAACGTCGGCGAGCCTTAGAGGCTGCTCCGCTCAAAGGTTCTTACAGCCTAACTATACCCGAAGGTCGCAATACTACCGCCCATATTAAAAGTGTTAATACTGGTGGCAACGCATTGTTAAAGCCTAGTCCTGTTTATACCGGAACCAAAGTCAAAGGCATTGCAACCATGCATAAAAGTAACGCAGTGCCGGTTTTCAGTGATGAACAAGCTGTTGACATTTCAAGAATGCGGCGTTAAAATACTGATAAATATATGTTCAAGATAAAACTAGTAGAAAACCTAGGTACTTTTTGGACTAATTATAAAACAGTCTCAAAAAATGAGTTAAATGAATCTGTCTACACAGGAGATATGGCAGGCCATTTTAGTAAGAGGGAACTGGCAATTCCCTTATCCAGCGTAAAGGAGAAACAGATGATACGCATTATAAAAGTAATAGTTTTTGCTTTGGCATTAGCCTGTGCATTAATTGCAGGCAACATGGCAGTAAACTATAAATTAGATAAACTTAAAACTGCAAGAATGGATTCTAATCCAGTTACCGCAGAATTAAGACAAAGACAATTAGATTGTCTTGCTAGAAACATTTACCACGAAGCAGGCGGTGAGACGTTTGAAGGTAAAGTTGCAGTAGCGCAAGTTACTCTTAACAGAGTAGAAAGTGGACAATTTCCCAGCGATGTTTGCAAAGTAGTATACCAAAAGAACGTTGTCTACGAAAAGGTATTATGTCAGTTCTCGTGGTATTGTGAACAGGCAAGTCTTAAAAAGCCTATGAATGGGCCAGTCTATACAGAAAGTATGGAAGTGGCTAAAAAGGTTTTATTGGAAGGTTTTAGATTACCTTCTGTTAAAGACGCATTATATTTCCACGGTGATTATATTAATCCAGGATGGAAACGTGAGCGTGTTGCAAAAATTGGTCGGCACATTTTTTACAAGTAACGGAGAACAAATTGACATTTACTAACATTTCGCAATCAATAAAAGACGCACTTAATCTCAACAATTGGGTTGAAAGCGTTAAAACTCATGCACCTAACATCTCAGCTGAGACACTAGGATGGCTAGCAGTAATTGTACTTCATCTTGCAACAGTGCCAACAATGGCGGCAGTTCTTACTGGCCTGACAGAAAAGATGCCACCTGTTGACTTAGTCTTGTTTACATGGGCAGGACTGTTCCTGCTATTTTGCAAAGCTACTATTCAACGAGATCTTTTAAACATTGTTACTATTGGTTTTGGATTTTTCATCCAAGCATCATTCCTAGCACTGATTGTTTTCAAGTAAATAAATTATGATCTTAGCCTGGTTACTTTTACTCACCGGATTATTAATATCCGCAGTTGCTATCTATTATAGTGTTATTGGTTTGGCGGCTATCTTTGCCGCGGCCACTATCCCAATTTATATAATGGGCGGCAGTCTAGAAGTAGCCAAGTTAGTCTGCGCCAGTTGGCTCAAAGCCAATTGGGATCGTGCTCCGCGATTCATGAAGTATTACATGATCACAGCAGTTATAGTGTTAATGGTTATTACTTCGATGGGTATTTTTGGATTCTTATCAAAAGCACATACCGATCAAAGTCTAGTGTCTGGTGATGTCCAAAGCAAGATTGCGGTTTACGATGAAAAGATTAAAACAAGCAAAGACAACATTGAGGCTAATCGTAAAGCACTTAGACAGATGGACGAAGCTGTGGATCAAAGTATGGCACGTTCGACTGACGAGAGGGGCGCTAACCGTGCTGTTTCAATTCGTCAGTCGCAACAAAGAGAACGAGTTCGCCTACAAACTGAGATTACAGCAGAACAAAAAAATATTGCCAAACTTAATGAGGAACGGGCACCTATTGCCGCTGAAGTTCGTAAGGTTGAAGCAGAAGTAGGTCCAATTAAATATATTGCGGCATTTATATACGGAGACAATCCGGATGCTAACATATTAGAAAAGGCAGTGACTTGGGTTATCATTATGATTGTTGTGGTGTTTGATCCACTAGCAGTTATTATGTTGCTGGCCGCTCAGATGACATTTGGTTGGAGAAAGGAAGAAGAGGAACAGTTGATTCATAATACTGTGCCACATACAGAAACTCCATTAAATGTTCCCGATGTAGTCGCTCCGTTGCCGCCAGAAGAAATAGCAATACCTGTGCCGCCATCTAACGATGATTCGTATAAAATAACACCAGAAACTCATGCATACTTATACAAGCCTTGGGTAGATCGAGTACCAGAGGAATTTAGAGTGGGGCCGCAAGTATACAAACCTGAATCGCCAACGGTTGAAGAACCTACTCCAAACGATCTTGACTTATGGAACAAGATGCTTGAAGAAGCTGACAAAGCAGTACAGGAAGAACGTGAAAAATTTGAAACTGGTCAAATTGAAACTCTACCTGAATTAACTATAGAACAATTTGAAGAAGAAAAACTAATAGAAGAAGTAACTGAATATCCTAAAGATCCGTTCAAAGGGCAACGGATTAAATTAAAATTTTCCGATAGTGATGTAAGAGATTTTATTTTTAATGGCGAGCAGTGGATTGACTTTGATCATAGTGATCCTGAAACAGTTAAAGCATTAGAAGAAGATTCAAAAAAAAAGAGCAGGTACATGACCAAAGATCCCCAGGGGAAAATCCAAGTCAAAGACCGTCTGTAGGATATATACAGAACGAAGAGCAAACTCGTAGCCAAACATTATGGCAACGAATTAGACAAATTCAACAAAGGTAATAAATGAATCTTGGCAAAATTAATCTTATCACGCCGCCCGATAAGTTATTCAATTCAAATATAAACTACTTACTAGTCAAACCGTCTACAACAGTAAAACAACAGTTCCAAGCTATCTTGAGTAAAAACTTTGAAGAAGTAAATGTCTTTATGTTTGACGATCAAGAAACTGATATTGGTTGGTTGCTTAGTATTGCTGTGCAGGCCGACTGTATCATAATTGATGTCGACAATTGTGATGTAATTACTAGACAGTTTGTAACATTCATGTTGAGTTTGCCAAACTCACATTATATAACAAAAGATGAAGTTACTCCCTTTGGGCTAATCAGCAAGAATCGTATCTATAATCTAGATTGGATTGCTGAGCAGTTGACTGCGGACGAAGAAGATGACGAAGAGGATGAAAATGAGGGATAAGCCAAGAGGGTTAACAGTAGTTTTAAAAGAAAACGAAAATATTACTCAAGCATTAAGACGCTTCAAACGCAAAGTTGAAGACAGTGGAGTTCTAGATACTTTACGCTCAAAAGAGTTTTACGAAAAACCAACTACTGAACGTAAGCGTAAAAAGTCAGCGGCAAAGAATCGCTACAATAAGAAACTCCAAAAAGAACAATTACCACCAAAATTATATTGACTTTTAAGTAATTTCCAGTTATAATGTTTGTATGAAAACTGATATTATGATTGATCTCGAAACGTTGGCCACATCTCCCAATGCGGCTGTTCTAACAATTGGTGCTGTAAAATTTGATCCGTTTGGTGACGAAGTTAATGAACCAAATTGTGAAAAGTTTTATGTTCGTGTTGACTTAGATAGTTGTGACAGAATTGGACTAGTAACCAATGACGATACAATTGCTTGGTGGGCGAATCAAAGCAAAGAAGCACAAGACGAAGCATTCAATCCCGACAATAGAGTTGACATTGTTGATGCCATGCATCAGCTGTATAAATTCTGTTGGGGGGCCAAGCGGGTGTGGAGTCACGGGGCATCCTTTGATGTGGTAATTTGCGAACACATTTTTAACAAAATACAAAAAGCAGTACCTTGGAAATTCTGGGAAGTTCGCTGTACACGTACTTTGTTTGATATTGGCATTAACCCAGAGCGCCCTCCTGTACTAAAACATCATGCGCTAGAAGATGCTTGGAATCAAGCAGTTGGTGTGCAAAATATATTTAAAGTACTAAGAACTAGCAGTAGTCTTAACGGAAAATTAATAGCGCCGTTTGCTAACCAAAGATAATTATGGATTCACAAACTAAAGAAGTAATGGACATTCTCCAAGAAGAATGTGCCGAAGTAATTCAAGCGGTAAGTAAAATTAGCCGGTTTGGGCTTGATAACGTTAAACCTGGAAAACCCAAAACTAACCGCGAGCACTTAGAAGAAGAATTAGGCGATATGCTGGCAATGATTGATATCCTGCAGGAATTAGACATTGTAAGTTGGACTAATATTGACAAAGCAGCCGAAGCTAAACGTGAAAAACTAAAGATTTGGTCGAATATTTTCAAATCTGAGAATATTTAATATAAATAAAAATGTAGAGCGCCGTAAGGGCTTTACATTTTCTTGCTTAATTAAGGAGAACATTATGAGCAAAATTATTGGTATCGATTTAGGTACAACAAATAGCTGTGTAGCAATCTTAGAAAACGGAATTGCTAAAGTAATTGAAAACAGCGAAGGTGCCCGCACTACACCCTCAATTGTAGCCTACGCAAATAACGAAATTATTGTAGGTGCATCGGCAAAACGTCAAGCCGTAACAAACCCCAAAAACACAATCTATGCAAGTAAGCGTCTTATTGGACGTAAATTTGAAGAAAAAGAAGTGCAGAAAGATATTGATCTAATGCCTTACAAAATTATCAAAGCTGATAATGGNGATGCATGGATTGAAGCTAACAACGAAAAACTTGCNCCGCCACAAATCAGCGCAGAAGTCCTGCGTAAGATGAAAAAGACAGCAGAGGACTATTTGGGTACAACAGTNACTCAAGCAGTTATCACAGTTCCTGCTTACTTTAACGATAGCCAAAGACAGGCAACTAAAGATGCAGGTAAAATTGCAGGNTTAGAAGTGCTACGTATTATCAACGAGCCAACTGCGGCAGCTCTTGCCTATGGCGTTGATAAAGCTGATAAGCGAGATCGCAAAGTTGCTGTCTACGACCTAGGTGGTGGAACATTTGACATTAGCATTATTGATATTGCCAACGTNGATGGTGACAAACAAATCGAAGTTCTAAGCACTAATGGGGATACTTTCCTAGGTGGTGAAGACTTTGACCAACGCATNATGGACTATCTAGTTGAAGAGTTTAAGAAAGAGCAAGGTGTNGATCTTAAGAACGACATGCTGGCGCTACAGCGTTTGAAAGACAGTGCTGAAAAGGCTAAGATTGAATTATCTAGCACACAGTCAACTAGCATTAACTTACCATACATCACAGCAGATGCCAATGGTCCTAAGCACATGAACATCACTATTAGTCGTGCTAAGTTTGAGTCAATGGTNGAAGATCTAATCAAACGATCAATTGACCCTTGCAAACAGGCTATGAAAGATGCAGGTGTTAACTCGGGCGATATTGACGAAGTTATCCTTGTAGGCGGACAGACACGTATGCCTAAGGTGCAAGAAGCAGTTGAGAAATTGTTTGGCAAAGCACCACGTAAAGATGTTAACCCAGACGAAGCAGTTGCCGCTGGTGCCGCTATTCAAGGTGCAGTACTAGCAGGTGACAAGACAGACGTTCTATTGCTAGACGTTACTCCACTGAGCCTAGGTATCGAAACAATGGGAGGTGTGTTTACCAAGTTAATTCAAAAGAACACAACTATCCCAACTAAGCATAGTCAAGTATTCAGTACTGCTGATGATAATCAACCAGCAGTTACTATCAAGGTAGCACAGGGTGAGCGTGATCTATTCCAGTACAA